GATTCACGGCCGCTGCGCCAGGATCCGCAATCCCCCTCAGCTGGCCATGCATCCGCAGGCAGTTATCGACCAGATCCTGCAGTTGAATCCCGAGCTGCATCAATGCCGCATCACCTTGGCTGCGCTCAATGCTTTTGGCCATGCCAGACTCAGCGACATTCTTTTGCCCCAGAATTGCAGCCACACCTAGCTCATTGATCTGGCTGCGGATCATCTCCAGATGCTGGAACTGATACTGATAGCTGGTGCCGCCAGGTTCGACGTAATCAATCCTTGCATCAACCGGCAGGGCCATCATCGTCTCAGGGCCATTCTCCACCTCATCGGTCTCGACTGGTACGCCATAGCCGACAAGGCGCGGCACCGCCGCAATATGCAGCTGGTTTGCTAGGTCGCTATTGCGCTGATAGCTTTGCAGGTTGAGCCAACCGACCTCTTCCATTGGCGGCTGCGACTCAAACAGCCCGACGCGATCGGCATAGGCAACCGCAAACGGGATTTCATCTAGCGTCATGGCGCCTTCTTCGACCAGGTCATAACTGCCGGTCTTGCTGATCTGCTTTCGGTACAGCCGGAACCGACCAGGCTCCAGGACTCGCACCTGTTCGACCAGCTCCTCACCAAACTCGCCATACGCGACCGACACCCGTTCCTTAAGCCGCAGCTGCGTCAACACCTGCCGGCCTGATGACATTTCAGTTCGCCATCCCAGAATGTCGCGAGGGCTGTAGGCCACCCAGTACGGCCGGTCTCCTATGCCACCTTCATCTGATCGCGGATAATCAACCAGCACCCCGACGTGGCCATACTGCAATGCTGTGCGTGCTGCAGCATTGAGCCAGACATCAAGGTTGTTGCCCTGCAGGTCAACATCAAACAGATCCTCACGGATCGCGTCAGGCACGTCCTCGAGCCGCACCGGCTTACGGGTCAGCATGCCGGCCAGCAGGGCCAGCAGGCGCCGAAAATATGGCGGGCACACCGACTGGCTGAGGCGTCGGTTATAGCTGTCGCCCTGCTCTGCTGGTTCCTTCGGCAGCCATAGCGTTGACTGCCGCCGCATCCCTAGCGTTCCGCCCATCAGCGCTTCGAGCAGCTCCCAGCGTGGTGCCATTCGACGCCAGGCAAGGCCTGGATCCTCAACTTGGAGCTCTTGGATGGTCGCCTGGTTGCCGGCCAGAGACGCTGATGAGGCGGTGTATCCCATGGCCTAGCTTGCCGTTGATGTTGATTGTTCCATTCGCCGACGGATCTGCCGCAGCGCCTTATCTCGAATCTGCCGGATTCGTTCGCGGCTGCAACCTTGCTCTCGTGCAATCTCAGCCAACGATGCCGGTTCTGGGTCTAGATAGGTTTTCTGCAAGACGCTACGATCAAACTCTGGCAGTAGGTCAAGGCACGTCATCATGTTGTCCAGCTCAATCGGATCGACTTCTATTTCAATCTCGCTGCGTTCATCCGGCAGGATTTCATGCAACGACGAATCTTCCACCATGCCAGATGGTGCATCAAGTGATCGCAGAGCATTGGCGCAGTTCATGATGGCAGACAGTTCTTCTAACGTGACGTTAAACTGAGCTGCGGTTTCATGAATCGTTGGCGGCTTGTTGCGTGCATGGCTGACTTCCGCAATCCACTTGCTGATCACCCGCCGCCGTTCGTGCAAATGGATTGATGCTCTAATCGTGGTGCCATACGCTGGGAACGCACGAGTTAGCGCCTGGCGAATCCACCAGAATGCATAGGTAGAAAACTTGTACCCACGAGTCGGGTCGAACCTTTCAGCAGCACGATGAAGGCCGACCATGCCTTCTTGAAACAGATCCTCAAACCCATAACCTGCATTACAGGTCCGTGATACTTTCTTGCATTGATTGATGACCAGGCGCATATTGGCCAGCATCATTCGATCCTTAGCACGCTTCCCCGCGCGTTTCTGCCCTGGCGTTGCACCATCAGCTGCACCAGCCTGAATGAGTGTCGCAAGGTGCACTTCCTCGGCTGCTGTAAGCAACGGGTACGACGGCAGAGCGTCAAAAATGGTGGGCATGGATGAGCGTCGCATGATCAATAAACACGAATTCCCCGCACTGAACGGCGGGCGGTGGCACGTTCAACCGCAAATAATCGATGCACGACATAACCAAGCGCATCAGGCTTGTGATCATTACCGTGCGACTTGTCAGGTTCGCCACGGTCATCGTATGCCTGCTGCTCCAGATCTTCGATCAATCCGGAGCATGCCGGATCAATGAATAGGCGATGCTGCCCTTTGCCGTTTTCGAGTAACGCTTGAACAGCTGCGACCCTATCACGGATCGGTGGGTTCTTGGCTGGCGCTTGATTGCGGATGCCATAAGATTCAAGAATTGCAATATCTGATCGTGCGCTGTTAGTTGACCGATTGTTACCACTGGCATCGGGGTATCCCAGGATCTTGGCATCGCCAAACCGACGACGCATCTCCTGGCCCATCGCTTCGGTATCGTGCGCATTGATCTCGGCAAACGCATGCAGGCCGCCGGCTGCTGTGCGGATGCAGCAGATGGCATTGGTGTTGCCAATGTTGAAGTCAAGGCCGACGTAGATCGTGTCGAGAATGCCATCATCTTCATCAACTGCCAGATGGCACGGCTTGACGTGTACCGCACGATTGAAGCGATCGTAGACCTGTCCGCTGGTGAGGTTGACAAATTCACCTTCAAGGTATGCCTTAAGCAGTTGCGGGTCGTAGTTTGCTTCTAACGTTTCGATGTAATCATCAGGCAGGTGCGGATTATCACGAGTCCGCATCTTGATCAGTCGTCGATCAGCTCGCTTCTGTCCATCATCTGACTGGAAGGTCTTGTACATCCATCGAAACCCTTCCGGCGTTGATGCTGATGCAAACTGCCGCACCTGCCCAGCACGCAAACGGCCGAGGATCTTAGGGAATGCCAGCTGGGCGATTCTGGGATCAACCGTATCGATCTCATCAGCCAGGACCCACGCAAGGTTGAGGCCGATGATTCGGCGCCAGTTCTCAAACGATCGGCACAGGATCTTGGTGTCCCCATCGGGCAGGTGCAGCACGTACTCCGGCAATGGCGACTGACGGCCGGTATAGGGGATGCTGTAGGCCTCCATGAAGGCCTCGAAGTCCGGCTGCCAGATGTCGCGGATCAGAGGGCCTGTAGGCTCCAGGACGCAACCGGTAATGCCAGGGTTGGCAATGGCCAGGCTCACAGCCTTAGCGCACAGGGACCACGTCTTACCGGCGCCATAACCTGCAGTTGCCCCGAGAATCCGAGTCTGCAGATCATCGAAAAACGTCAACTGTTCACCATGCAGGTCGCTGCGGATGGCTTCTAATGCAGCGGCAGGATTGAACAAATTGCAGGGGCCAACCTTGGCCGCATGGATCTGCGCAATGCCAATAGCAAACGGGTCAGCAGCTAGCACCGATCCCAGCCGCCGACATTCTGAGCAGAAGTGCCTCCTGCTGTTCTGGGGTCAGATCTGAGGACTGAATGACCTGGACAACAGACGTCAGGACCTTGCTGACTTCGCGACGTACATGAGCAGCGTCTGACCATGAGTCGCGCCATTCGGGAGAATGAGTGAGCAACCATTGCGCATCGCGGCTATCGCCATCGAAGATCCGTTGCACCAACTGCTCAGCGCCTTCCATGCCTGCCTCATGGATAACACGGTAAAGACGGCATTCTAAATCGGTTCCATCAGCCGTTTTGCCTTTGGCAACCCATTTGTTAAGGGTGTCTGGGTCAACGTTACAAGCGGCAGCGCAATCTTTTCGCGAGAAACCAATCCTGCGCAATTTACGGACCCGATCGATTAGCTCTGGGGTCAGCTTGTAATGACCGCGCGGTTTTTGCACGACTATTTAAGGGCCCTTGACTTCTTCAACGATACCGCATTCTAGGCATGATGTAAGGATGTCTTCTGCCTCTTGGATGGCACGAGCGGCGATAACGGTGAGGCGTGAACCGTTGTGATCGTAGGCGACCAGGTATTCGTTGTAAGGATGACCAGGGATGCAAAGGCCTGTGAGGCGTCCGGTTGTAGCGAGGGAAAAGCCTGCAAGGTTGGCATCAGATTCGTTGGCTGCGACCAGGGGAAGGCCAACGGCGATTGATGGATCAGCGGGCGACGGCGCGAAGAGAGCAAAGGTCATTGGATTTTCCTAATGCATATATCAGTTTCCCCACGTTCAGCGTAGACCTTTAGTGCCTCGATGTTATGAACCTGCGAATCATCGCGAATGATGCCAGATTGTGTCATGGCATCGAGTAAGGCGCGCAGGAGTTTATCAAGGTCAGGACGGGTGGTGTGGGGAAAGGGTGCTGAAGGCTTGAGGCCAGATTTGTTGAAGTGTGACTTAGGACGAGGGAAGCGGAAAATAACAATAACGTGAACAGGGCCAGTGTATTGCGGCTGATTGTGTTTGGCCTGTTGCTCTTGGATGGCAGCAATGGCATCAGCCCGCCATGGCTTGAGGCGTTTGCTGGATTCGACAAGGATACCGTTACCGACGTGACGCTTACTGCCCTGCGGTGCGGGGATCCCAGGAATCGTGATGGATAGATGCATGCTGGCGGCGCAGGGAATCTTGAATTACGAGCTGAGTCATGGATTGCTGTGTGACCCATGCTCCCAGGAGAATGCGACAGATCTGCCGCAGGGCATCGGTATTGGATTCGGCTTCGATGCTACGACGAAGCTGCTCGATTGTGAGGGAATGATGCAAGGGTAAGTCCATGGAAACCTAGCGCAGATGTGAGGTTTTGTGGCTGACCATAAGCTGCCGGACTGGGCCGAGAATGCAGGACCATGGTTGGACCTGTTTGGGAAGGTTGCCCCGGCGGTGATTGCCGGGGCAGTGCTGTTCGTTGGGCAGCGAATGAGCGAAGCAAGTGATCGGCTGTACGAACGGCTGCAGATCATCGAGAAAACCGTGGAGATGACCTGCAAGGCGCTGGAGGCCAATACCGCCAGCGACAAGGATGTGAGAGGGCGCCTTGAGACGTTGCGGGATGACGTGACACGAATCAAGGCGCGGCTTGGCGTGGATTAGACGCGCAGCTCTTGACCTTGGAAACCAAAGATCCGGGTTTCACGGACCATCTGTGCCGGATGTTCAGCCAGCCGCATGGCATTGAGGTGAGCGACGGCATGAGCTTCGCCGAGGGCCAATCCAGCAAGGAGGCTAAATCGCGTGTGAATGCCAGCCCAGGCGCGGCCGGCGCTCATATGCCAGGCCATGAGGTTGAGCTCATGGTGCAGATCTGTGATCTCGAGGGTTAGGACCGGCCCATTGGCAAACCAGGCCTTAAGAACGGTGAAACCAGCACCGGCTATGACCGCATGACCGGCGGGATAGTCGGAATGGACCGGAGCGCCTTCGGCATAGCAGCTTGACAGGTAGGGACCCACCAAGTCGATGATCGGCTGGCCTTTGGCCAGGAAATCAGGATGCAGCTGGCCTTTGATGCCGAGACGCCAGAGCTGATCAGGCCGGGGGCGGCTGAGGGACCATTTGTAGCGCCAGGCGTCTTGCATTGCGGCCTGACATGATGCGGCAATGGCGCATTGCAGAGCGACAGCACCACCACCACCGACGAACGGTGTCTCGGTGACTTGGACCGGAAAACGATTGCTAAGGGGAGCTCCGGCGGCCAGCAGCTGCTGCGAGACCAGCAGGGGGATGAGGTAGGGAGCATCCTGATGAACGAGACTGGCCAGCCATCGGCCGGTGACGACTAGGGGAGCATCAGGGTCGAAGTGCTGTGGTGCCGGAATGAAGCCGTCTTGCCAGGCCTGCCATTCGGATGCTGTTGCGCCATAGGATCCAGCGCGAATCCGGGGGGTGAATGCGGTGGTGGTCCATCCGGTCGGGATCGGCCGAGTGAGGAAACGTCCGATGCGAGAGCTGCGATCGGCTGGGTACAGGCGGAACAGGCCGGCCGGATCGCGGGGGAAGGCCGTTGGGGCGATGGCGTTGAGGATGGCGGCATGCGCTGGATCCGGCGCCAGGTCGGCGAGAGGTTGATTCCGCAGGGCTGCCATCAGGCCGACCTCAAGGGTTTCGGCAGCCGTGATGGGACTGTCGATGGCAGGCTGCGGCGACAGCTGAACACGAGGTCGGCCGAGACTGGCGCGAGGATCGACCAGGCGGCGAGCGCCGATGGAGAGGGAATTAAAAGCCCGCTGAAGGCCTTCGATGGTGGGTTGAGCGAGTGCCGCGATGACGGCATCAGGGTTGTAACCGCGAGAGAAAAGAGTCATCAGATGATGGTTCGAGTGTTGTCGGTGGGTTCTAGGGCTGGTTTGGCTTTGGCTGGTGGGTTCCAGCCCCACCAGCGGAGCCAGGTGCGCAGGGCTTCGTTTGTGGGCCCGCCACCACGGCAACGGGTGGCCTCGGCGACGTCGGCGGCGGTGAGCAGGACCTGGCTGGCGTCGCCACGGTGGAGCACGAAGTAGGCCTCGTGGCGATCGACCGAGAGGTGCAGCAGAGGAGACTGGAAGACGGCCGACCGGCCCTCCGGCGGAATCTCGGTGTGGCCTAGGGCAGCGCAGACCTGGGCGACTTGGGCACTCCAAGGGATGGCGGCCAGCTTGCGCCAGTCGGGGGCGGGGGTGGTCATGGCTGCGCCTCAACTCGCAGGTGCAGCGGCTTGCCAGAACCGTCGCAGTGCAAGCACTGCCGGTAGGTGGTGCCATTGATGCCGCAGGACTTGACTGTCTCGCCAGAACCGCCGCAGTAGCAGCACAGGCCGGTTTCGTTTTCCCACTGAATGCGCGTCTGGCGCACCTCGTCGGGGGTGATCACAACTTGCTGCAATTGGCCTTTTGGCGGAAACTTTGGCTGACCCTTGCGCGGACCACGGGAGATAATGCCGATCGGAACAGCACCGCGCAGGTAAAAGCCGAGGTTGCGATCAAGGCAGCCATAGATTCGCGGCTGCCAGTCATCGGGCAGGCCATGCACACGGCGAGCGGTGATGGCATGGATGTCGGGGGTGGTCATCGGCGAGAACGCGAGAGGTAAACACACAGCACGATTAGCGCTGCGAGGTTGATGATGCTGTCGCTGTCAATGTTGACCATCACGATGCCTCCAATTCGTTAGCGATGTCAAGGATGTCGGCGCGGATGTGGTCGGCGCCATTGATGCGGCCAGCCAGTTCTCGGAGAGCAGCGGCCAGGCATTGTTCCTGCCAGTCCTCCTCAAACGTGTGCAGTTCGTAGCGATCATCAAACGCCCGCACGATGGCGCGGGCGGCGGGGCTGAGTTCAGTCATGATCTACCTCGGCAGCGGCGGATGCTCCGGCAGCGGCTGCCACCAGGATGGCATCATCATTCGACCTTGACGGTCAAACCATCCATACCATGACCGTCGTTCGCCCCAGCTCACGATCTCAATGCCGCCGAAACCGAACACCAGAATCTCGGTGCCGTCTTGCGGGGCGGTGCTGATGGATTGCCAGGTCATTTGCCCCACCAGCAGCGACCCCAGGCGTCATTCTCTGTGTCGGAGTTTACCCACTTAATGTGGCCAATGCGACCTGAATCCTCACGAACGCTAAACACGGGCCAGTGAGGAGCGTGAGAAGGATGCCACATGAACATGACACGGGCAAATTTGTGTTTTAAGCCGTAAGTCATTGACACGCCTCCGGCGGCTGGGGCACGTCATCCATGCGAGACCATTGCTTGCCAGGAATGTCGATGCGTGAGCAAACTGTCCCGTCATTACAGAGCGCGTAGACAATATCAGTCATCATCTCCAGCAACTCCTCATCTGTCGGCGTCTCGGGCCCTGGCTCGGCCAGCGCCTGGCGCTCCAGCAGGTCGGCGGCGCGGTTGGGCAGATCGGGCACCCGCAGTCGCCGCTCAATCTCGTCCATGGGCAGCGACGTGAGAAGCCGCAGTGCCTCGTCAGACAGAGCCCGTGGGATGTGAAAGGAATCACCCACGACGCACCTCCCGCCGCACGGCGCGATGGATCCGGACGCACACAGTCACCGGCCAGATGGCACCGGCCAGGCTGGCGCAGGCCCATTCGGCCAGGTCTCCAGCCTCGCGGGGGCGGACACAGGCCGCGGTCGTTACGACCATGGCCCAGACATAGAGTTCGATGAGCATCATTCAGCCTCAGAGAGGATTCGTTCCTTCAGGTCGTCAAACTGTTGCTTGATGTGAGCCAATTCAGTGCGCAGGCGCTTAATTTCGTCGTCTTTGCGATCAAGCGCTTTTTTGTTACTGATAAACACCTCAGGCGTAGCAAGCTGAAAATGATCATCAATTATGGCGCCAGAGTCTGGCACAACAATAACGGCCTCGTCTGTATGGTTGTCGATGCTAAATGTGTTACCCAACACAATGGACATTGAGCCTTTGCGCTGCTCAAGGCTTTGATAGCTTTTCTGAATCAAAACCGTGTTCTGCTCCAGCATTCCTAGCAGTGCCGGCAGTGTTTTGTCCGCTCCATCTAGGGGGACATTGATAGCCATGTGAGTGGCACCGTTGAGTTCAATGAGTGCAAACATTAGATTAGTGCAATGGAATGCCCGGATAGGCTCCGGGCGGGCCCGATCCTCAGAGGATCGCGAAGTCGGCGGCGGTGGTGCCGTTGTTGCGCCATTGCAGCGTGCAAAGGATCTGCGCAGCCTGGCTGCCCTGGCCATCGGCATCGAACCAGATGGTGGGCGCGAGGCCGTCGATCGACTCCCGGATGAACGCCGGGCCTGCACCCAGGCTGGCCCAGTCCTCGACATAGTCGAACTGGGTACCAACCGCGACACCAAAGGCATCGCCAGAGATCGCCAGGCGGTCGGTGCCGCTGGTGAAATCTGAGAGGTAGTCGGCGTGCTGCCGTCCGGCAGCATCAAAGACGAAGGTGTCAGCACCAGCGCCGCCGGTCAAGCGGTCGATGCCCTTACTTCCGTTGATGATGTTGTCAAAACGGTTCCCAACCACATAATTACCAGCATCATTGCCAGTGGCGCTGATAGCACGACCAGTGATGATCAGGTTGTCCAGATCAACACCCAAGATCCAGTCAACTGACGAAACAACAGTGTCCCAGCCACCGCCGCCTCCAAGGATTACATCGGAAGTAGAGTTCACGTGGAACAAGTCATTTTCGTCAGTACCAATAAAAACGTCAGTGCGAGAGGTTCCGTAGAAAGCAGCCATGGTGAGAAAAACGAGAAGCGAGGGGGTGGCCCCTTGAGCTAATTGTGGCCCCACTTTGCCAATTTGTCTAGCAATCTGGCATTAGGCGTCCTTATAGGAAAACTTGGCTCCGATAAGCGGCGTTTTCCTCCAGGCATTAGCAATAATGTGCATTTGCCCAATCACCTCCATTTCAACAAGACGATGGCAGCGGTCTAAGAGAGCCTTACAGGCATCTTTGCGGGTTTTGGTGTGCGGTCGTCGTGGCTCATGCAGTTCCACTAGCGCAAAGTCGGCTAGCTCCTCCACGTCTCCCAGTTCATTGGTCACCACTACTAGCTGATCGCCCCTCACTCGCAGCTTGCCCCACACTGGATGGGGCAACGGCTCCTCCTTAGCAATTTCTCGGGCATCACCATGGAGGGTACGAGGAATGACAATGGTGGAACACAGTCGTTCATTGAAAGATGGAAAGTAAGAATCAATGGAAGGGGGATCAATCACGATTATTCAGTTCCTCTTTGTATTCATCAAGAATCACTTGCTTGTAAATACGATCTCCTCTCATGCTTCCCACTTCATCAAGCAGACGAATGGCAAGTTCAATTTTTGTTGTGTCTGCCATTAAAAGCCTTGCATCACTGAATGACAATTCACTGGTTTTAGCAAAGTCGCTCATTGCATTAACGTGGAGATTGCGCCACACTGCAAGCAAACCAATGGCCATACTCCTCAGCACTTCATCGCCACAACCTTTCTTTGTCACGTAGTCAAACACTGTCTCCATCACTGATGGCAACACTGCCACATAGTCAGGATCGGCTAAGTGCTCTTCTAAAGTGGCCAATAGTTGCTGCTTTTTTTCTTCCCCATGGGCCTGTCGCCATTGGTCAAGGAATTGATTAACAGTGTCAAACTTGATGTCCATGGTGATGAATCATTGCCTAACCACCGTACCATCATCAGAGCTTGTCGTCAATAGTGCTAGGCAAAAGCTGGGTGCCTTCAGGGCCAACGTTTTCAGCTTCTGCAAATTCAATTTCAATGGCAAGCTCTTTTGCCCGTTGTTCATCGGCATCAGCGTCAGCTTTAGCCAAAGTTGCTGATAAATCGCGCAGGAAATCGTGATAACTCTTCTCTTCTTTTGCTGCTGCAGGAAGATTATTAAGACCAACGATCTTTGCTTGTTCAGCAATTAGATTCTTGGCAACATTCAAGAATCCCACGTCACCAGCACTTTCCTGAATGGTAACAATTTGCTCTCCGCCATTGCCTTCTCCATCGCCTCCTTCTTTTACAGTCCTTGTTACCTTGCGTTTGCTTTGCTGAAAAGCCTCTAGTGCTTGGTTCTTCAAGTCAATGGCTTCCTCCAGGAGGCGTGCCCTGTGCATGTCAGCAGTTTGGAGGATGTTTCTAGTGTATAGATCACGAGCGTATTGCCTATCTTTATTGACAGTTTCCTTGCTCATTTGCAATACTTCTGAAATCTGCTCATTGCTAAAATTAGCAGCAACAAGCTGATTCACCATTAACCGTCTTTTGTGAATGTTTAACGGTCCATAATTACGA